GCTGATGACGCTAGGACCGGAGGCTGTGCCGATTGGCCGGGGGGCGATGGCGGCGGTGAAAGCCACGAAGGGGCTGCCGGTGGGGGCGAGTACTCGACAGGTTGCGCCGCAAGAAGAGGCGCTGCGTTTGGCGCAAGAAAGAGCAACTAAGCTAGGGCAAGCAGTTAATCGTGAAGCAAGAATGTTGCAACAAGGATACGAGCCAGGCTGGTATCACGGAACGACTGGCGATATCACACGATTTCGTGGGGATCTTTTGGGGGAAACAACTGGCGCACAGAGCGCCAAAAAAGGTTTCTTTTTTGCGCGTGACCCTCAAAATCCTCCAGAGGCAATGCTTAAAAAATCAAATGATCCGGCATCTATTGAGATGTTAAGGAAACTAGGAATTCCTGAAGATGAGATTGCCAAACTGAACACAGTATCAATGCAGGGATATGGATCGGAAACTGCATCTGGCTACGCTTCGATTGGCGGTTCAAGAGAATACAAAGAGGCCATGCGCAAAGCCAGTGCGGCAGAGAAGCGCAGAGACTGGCCCGAATACGAAAAGCAAACACAGATCGCAGAAAATGCAGAGATCGGTCGGTCCCGAACTTTGCAGGGCTTAGTTGCCAAATATGGTGAAGCAAGAGACGAGATGCTTGACGCAATACAGAGCGCGATCTACAGCAAGAAGTTGCCTCAAAATCAAGCCGAATTGCTTGACCAAAAAGTAAAGCAGTTAATGCCTTATGGCTGGTATAACTTTTATAGCAACCCTCAATTCGAAGGTCTAAAAAAACAACTTGTTGATCTTGTCGGAGAAGATTCATCCAAAAAATCTCTTGAAAAAATTACTAAATTTCAATCTGTAAAAAACGAGCGCAATTTAATGGAACACACGCAAGAGGGTGGCAATGTTATGCCTGTTTCCCTGCGATACGAAAAGCCGATGGTTTATGACTTTAAAGGAAGTCCATACAGAGATCAGACTTATTCCGATTTAGTTGACCAAGCAATTTCGGCGGGGAACGATGCGCTAATACTGAAAAACACATACGATCCTGGTGGCGGCCCATCTCGATTAATTGATGTTGGTGTTGTGTTCAATCCTAATCAAGTTCGCTCTCGCTTCGCCGCCTTTGACCCAACCCGCAGAAACGAGCCTGATCTGCTCGCTGGCGCGCTTCCTTTTACGGCGCTGCTCGATGAGGAAAATCGCGCCATGCTTGAGCAGCGGCTAGGCGGTCTACTTGAGCGTTAAATCATGGCCGACTACATTCGCCCCACCCCGCGCAATCCGATTTTGGGATTGCTTGCTGATGCCTTAACGGGCGGCATCGCCTACATGGAAGACCCGCGACGAACCCAGCAGATGCAGGGACTTGGTGGACTGCTGTCTGAGACCGGCATTGCGCAGACATTGGATCGTCTGGCGTCTGGCGAGCCGCTCACCAAGGGCAAGGGCTTTGCCACTAGGATGAAGCCAGAGACGGCCGCTGCTGCCATGACTCTGGGGCCAGAGGCTATACCTATTGGGCGTGGTGCTATGGCGGCTGTGAGGGCCACGAGGGGGCTGCCGGTGGGTAACGCAATTGTTTACCACGGCTCGCCGTATCGCTTCCGGCGTTTCGACCCCACGAAGATTGGATCAGGTGAAGGTGCGCAGGCTTATGGATATGGGCACTATGTGTCGCAGGCACCTGAGGTGGCTGAAACTTATAGATATGTTCATGGCGGCGGCGCTCCAATTATCGAATCTGTTTCAGTTGGTGACAAGATTATTTCTGAACTTTCTGTTCCATCAACGCATGGTCTTGGTCTAACTCCATCAAGAGCAATCTCAGAGATTCCTGGGATTACAAAAAATCAGGCTAAAGCTTTATCTCTTCTTGAGGGTGCAAGGGGCGATACAGCAAAGGCTTTGAGCTTGGCATCAAAACGAAATGATGATGCTCTTTATTCAGCCGTAAAAGAACTTGCGCCAAAATTCAAAGTTCTCAAGATGGCAGATGCTGATACGAGTCTCTACACCATCGACCTGCCAGACCCCGCGATTGCGCGGATGCTGGATTGGGATAAGAAATTTTCAGAGCAACCTGAAAATGTTCAGCGTGGAATTCTTAAGTATTGGTCAGAAAATCCTGGGCTTAAGTATTACGGCAGACCAGAGCAGATGACTGGCGAGGGAATTTATGGATCAGTAAAAGCGGCGAGTCTTGGTCCAGAAGGCGGTGCTAGGATAAATTTGAATCCAGCTAATCAAGCGGCTGCGATGGATTTAAGGTATCAAGGCATCCCCGGCATCCGCTACCTAGACCAAGGCTCTCGCGGTGCTGGTCAAGGGACCAGCAACTTCGTCGTCTTCCCCGGCGAGGAAGACCTGCTGCGCATCTTGAGCGTTAACGACGGCCTCCTCGCCCCTTAACGCTGCCGCGCCCCATAGGCAGCAATCAGCACCGCATCGCTGCGGCCATCATCCTTGACCCTAGCGAACTGGGCAGCGTGCGAGGGGAAGAGTTGGGCAGCGCGATAGCGCGAGCCATCTTTCCCCTGCGGCACATCCAGCGCCCGTTGCCAGGTTCGCGGCGGGATCGTCGTTGTGGGTATGTCCAGCGCCGCCAGTATCCCAAGGACTACGCCGAGGCTTTGCCCCATTGAAAACATACTGGTGACGCCCTGCCCCGGCATCGCGCTCAGACGCTCCAGGTACGCGCTGGCCGGTGCTGATTGCCTGATAAGGCGGGCCAGCTCGGCGGCGTTGACCATGCGCTTATTCTTGCCGCCACGCTCGACCGTGAAGGTCGGCATATCGCGGACTTCGATGAGCCGGTCGCCTTCTACGATTGCGATGGCGCCATTGAGGCCGACATCGATGCCCAGGACTCTCAAGCCTGCGCCTTTTCCTGGGCCTCTGCGAGCTTTTTAAGCCTGGCGGCTACCAGCGCATCGACTGCCTGCTCCAGACGCACCACGGCGCTGTAAAGCGGCTCCGTGACGGCATTGCCCCAGCGGCTGACCTGAGATTGATCAATCTCCGCGACGCGGCAGACATCGGCCATCTTGAACCCAGCCTCCTCGGCTTTGGCCTTGATGTCGGAAATTGCTTGCTGGGCTGGCGTATTCATGCCTAGAATTGTATGCCACAGATGACGGAGAAGTCAAATGTATGCACAATGTACCCACAAAAAAGGGGGTGAGGAACACCCCCACCCCCAACACTATGGCAACTGCGGGGAGACACCGCAGCCGAGGCGTGAGAAACTCAAAAACCCGCGCCTCGGGTCAATTATGCGCCGGGTAATAGTTGACTAGAATGTAGGGGAGTTGACGCGTTTGGCAAAAAAGATATGATGCAGTTATCAATCAACCAGCAACAAGGAGAAACTCAAATGCAATCACCTCGCAAGCATCCCCGCACGATGGAAGAAGCCTTCGGCCCGTACCAACGAGGCCGTATCCATGAAACCTACTCGCCCATGCCCATGATCGACAAAATCATTCTCTTCATCTGCACATTCATCATGGCCTGCCTTCTCGGCGCCATCTTCACGGGGATCATCTGATGCAAGCAGCCATGAAAGAAGAGGTGGCAAAGATCGTCGCCGACTTGGCCCCGCGCTCCGGCGCGGTCGGCATCCTGACCGCAGACGATGTGCGCCAGATCATCGAGCGTGCGGCCTCGCGGGGGGTGATCGCCGGATGGGTCGGCGGGATGCGCCAGGCGCGCGGCATTCTGACCGCGACGATGAGGCTGCGCGATGAGTAAGCAATAGCCAGCGTTTTCAACGCAAAGGCTGGGCAAGGCCGAGGCGGGGCACGGCAAGGCGCGGCGAGGCACGGCGTGGCGAGGCAAGGCAAGGCAAGGCAAACTTAACGAAAGAAACTCATGACAACTGCAACAACTTCAGACACACGACTCAACATTGTTCAGCGACGAATCAAGCTCAAAGGGGTCACTCCCATGATGTTTGACCGATACGCTGGCGACAACCAAACGAAACTGGAATGGCATCAAAAAATCTACCTGCGACCAGGGACACAAAACCTGTGCCTCCCGACTCTAAACTTGGTTTCCTTCTTCACCGCACACAACACGAACTCAGCACCCAAGAGGCTGCGCGACAAGAGGATCTACAAGTCAATCTGCAACGCAATCCTGAGCTTCGTCAACATCACCGCGGCGGACGGTAATGCAGAGAACATTCTGATACACCGCGATGGCAAACCAATCGAGGTCGGAACATTCACGGACCGCATAGACGAGGCCAGCGGCATCTACCTCCACAGGGCAGTGGCAAGGCTTGACAAAGGCATTCCGAACCCCAAAGAACGCCCCGTTTTGCCGTGCCCCTGGGAGCTTGAGTTTGATCTGACGATCTACCCAAACAAAGAGATCAAGGAGCAGGAAGTTAAGAACCTACTCAAAGAGGGCGGAATGGCTATTGGACTGGGGACTTTCCGTGGCGTTTTCGGCAAGTTTGAGGTCGTTTCTTGGGAATAAGCATGAAAGATAGAGACATCAGCGTTATGACAAACGACGAAATCCTCAAGCTCTGGCGGCAGCACTCCGAGGTGCTGGGCTTCGCCCATGCCCTCATGGAAAAGATGAAGCAGCAGGAAGAACAAAAACAGGAGCAACCCCTTTTTGACGACTGGCGAGGCGGCTTTCCCTACAAAAGCTGCCCGCCATGCAACCATAACTGTGAGCAAGGGCGGCGCTGCCCAGCAAGGCAGGCATGAAAAAAGACAGCAGCAACACTCAAAAGACGCGGGAATTGCTGCGCCGCAACGAGGATGGTTTAACGGTTAAGGAGATGACGCAATCCCTTGGCAATATCCCAGCATCCTATCTGAGCCGCATCCTGCGCAATATGCCGGACGCCTACATCGACAGATGGCTACGCGGCAAGGCCGGACGGTATCGCGCTGTGTGGGCCGTAGTAGTGCCGCCAGAGAATTGCCCCAGGCCAAAAAAGAAGGACGAGTATCTATGACAAAAGAAAACAAACCAATGCAAGACGACGAGCGCACCATCCTGCGCAACCACATCATCTTCCTTGCCACTCGGCTCGAAGCCGAGCGCAGGAACAACCGAGCTAAGACGGAATTGCTTCAGCGCTTTATGGACCGCGAGGATCTGGGCTGGGCCGTCAATGATGAGGTGCGCAGCCTGGCCTACAGCATCCTCATAGACGAAGCATTTCGCGCCAAGGAGGCGCTAGACCATGCCGCTTGAACTGCGCCCCTCTGCCGCCTCGCGCTGGATCGCCTGCCCAGCAAGCGCCCTTCTCTCGAAAGACATCCCTCCAGCCCCATCAGGGGACGCTGCGCAAGCGGGTACTGCGATTCACGCGCTCGCCGAATACTGCTATCAGTTCGACGATGATCCGCTGGACTTTGAAAACGACACGATGGAAGGCGTTAAGCTCGCAAAGTGGCACTGCGAGATGGCCTTCGACCACCTCCGGGCAATCCGCGACCTCGAAGAATTTGCGGGTGAAGGCTCGATCCGCATCGAGGAGAAGGTCAACTATCTCGAAAACGAACAGGTCACGCTGCGCGGGACCGCCGATGTGATCGCGCTGGCGCGCAAAGAAAATGTGATCGTCATCCTCGACCTCAAGACAGGCGCGCAGTATGTTGATGAGGACTCGGATCAGCTAAAGATTTATGCGCTCGGGGCACTAAAAAAATTCGACATCGACGCCCAAACAATCGAGCTTCAAATCAATCAGCCGCGCACCGGCGGCGTGCGCGCCCACGCAATGAGCATCGACGATTTGCGGGCCTGGGAGCGCGATACCCTCATACCGGCCATCATGGCCGCCACAGACCCGCAGACGCAGCCAAAGCCTTCCGAGAAGGCGTGCCAATACTGCCCCGCCAAGCTGACCTGCCCCGCCCAGGCCGCTGCTTTTGAGCTTGTGGCCGCGCAGGAGCCACGCATCGTCACTATGAAGAAGGACGACATCCCAGCAGTAATGCGCCGCCTCTCCGACGATCAAGTCAGCGATCTGCTCGACCGCGCGCCCATCGTCGAGGCATTCGTCGCCGAGTTGCGCAAACATGCCAAAGAGCGCATGGAGCAAGGCGGCATCTTGCCAGGATGGCAGCTCGCCCCGAAGCGCGCGCAGCGCAAGTGGGTCAACGAAAAGGCAGCTAAAGATGCACTCATCAACGCAGGTCTGCCTGTGGATAAGCTGTACATAACTGACTTCATATCGCCAGCAGAGGCAGAAAAACTGCTGGACAAAGAGCAAAGGGTGATTCTTGAAGAGCTAACCAAGAAGGAAAGCTCGGGAACCACCATTGCAAGGGACGCATCACTGCGTCAATAATGCCCCTCCCGGGCTCAACCCTTAACCTTAAGAAAGCGAAACTCGAAATGCTTAATCTCTCATCTGGCGGCGGCAGCGGAAACTTCATCCGCTTCTCACCCGCAGCAAACGCATGGACCAACTCGAACAACGAAGAAATACAACTCAAGAAAGTGGTGTTTGATATTGACTCGGTGCAGACCGGCTGGCTCCAGCTCGGCGTCGGTGTCCGCGATTGGCAGCCCGATGCAGCAGTAGGCAAGAAGGGCG